GGAAATTTGGTAAATAAAACGGTTGACACTACAAGTAACTTGTTAACATCTGCTGGTAGCGGTGCAGTCGATTTACTTAAATCGGGAACTGGCGGTGCAGTCGATTTACTTAAATCGGGAACTGGCGGGGCAGTTGACTTGGTGAAATCTGGAACTGGTGGTGCAATTGATTTGTTAAAATCAGGCGTTGGAGGAACTGTTGATTTGGTGAAATCGGCTGGAACCGGATTAAAAGAAATCGCGAAAGATAGTAATGGAAGACCGATTTATAGTTCTGGTTCTGGGTCCGGTACTAGTGTTGGGTCTGGTGCTAGGTCTGGTTATGGGTCTGGGTCCGGTTCTGGTTATGGGGCCGGTGCCGGTATAGATAATTATTCTTATTATGGAGCATTGCCTACAAAAGGTGCCAATTTCATGCCTATTACAGCCGACTTCAGTGCGTTTTCCAAATAATTATCTAATTCGTTAAAAATAGATTAAAAATAAATAGTTATTTTCTAAATAACTAATTATGGAAAATTTGAATCAAATATTAAATCGAGAATCATTAGTCAATGAAATCAAAGAGATATTGCAAAATTTCGACGCAAATTGTAAAAATATTAATTTCAAAAAAGGTATTTATTTGTATGGTTCTCCTGGCTCCGGTAAAACTCATTTTATAATGAACATTTTGAGAGAAATGAATTATGATATTATAAAATACGATGCCGGAGACGTGCGAAATAAATCTCTCATTGATACAATTACGAGTAATAATATATCGAACCAAAATGTATTGCAAATGATGACAAAAACAAAAAAGAAGATTGCAATTGTGATGGATGAAATCGATGGTATGAATAATGGGGATAAGGGAGGTATTACATCTCTCATCAAATTAATACGTCAAAAAAAGACAAAAAAACAGAAATTGGAGAGCACGACTCTCAATCCCATTATTTGCATCGGCAATTATTATGTGGATAAAAAAATAAAGGAACTAATGAAGGTATGTAATATATTTGAGCTAAAAAGACCCACTGGACCCCAAATACATAAATTATTAGAATCGATTGATTTTCCAAAAATAAATAAGACAATGATTTCACCATTAGTAGAGCATATACAAGGAGATATGCGAAAACTCATCTTTGTGAGAGACATGCACCGAAAAAAACCGGAATTGATAAACATTGACATTATCTCTCAAATATTTCATAATAAATCTTTTAATGAAGATACCAAAACAATTACGAAAACATTGTTGACAAAACCGGTGGCCATGTCTCAACATAATTTGTTTATGAACGAAACCGACCGAACCATTGTCGCGCTTCTATGGCATGAAAATATTATCGATGCAATCGAAAAGGGAGATAAACGAGAGACCGTGCCTTTTTATCTTAAAATATTAGATAATATATGTTTCGCGGATTATACTGACCGAATTACTTTCCAAAATCAAATATGGCAATTCAATGAGATGTCTTCTCTCATCAAAACCTTTCATAATAATAAAATATATCACGATGCATTTCCAAACAACAAACACAAAATTTTAGATGTACGTTTTACCAAAGTGTTGACCAAATATTCCACCGAATATAACAATCAACTGTTCATATACAATTTATGCCAAACATTGTATATGGATAAGAAAGATTTAGTAGCATTTTTTCAAGAGTTGAGATTATTTTATGGAAATGATTTTTATGATGATGCAACGAAAATGGGAGAAGTGGAACAATTGTTTGAGAATTATAGTATTAATAAATTGGATATTAAACGGATGTATAGATATTTAGACAAAAATGTTAAAAAAGACGCAGTGTTAGAGGATGATAATTTAGATGATTTCGAGGATGATTTGTAGAAAATTGAATTGTTTTTATGATAAATATATTTTTTCAATCAACCAATCAAACAAATAAACGCTCAATAATGACAACCAATTTTACTCCAAAAATTTTCGCAAAATTTATGCAAACCGTCTTTCAATTCGATTTAGATGAATTAAAAGGTATGGCGGAGAATGAATTTATTCTACATTCGATTCCTACCCTATATGGCGAAGATGAAGATATTCCGTTGATGCAAGAATATTTAGGCAATATTTTACTTAATTCAAAAAATGTATATAATTATGTCAAACATCAACATATATTAAAAAAATTATTATTATTCGCTGCATTATACCTGAACAAACATAAGGAATGTGTTGGAAAATTTCAAATGGCGAATGCACTAACACTGGTCATTGCTTTAGCGAAAAAAAATAAGGCGACTTCACAGGAACAGGCCGAATTAAATGAACTAAATTATCGTAGATGTATTTTAATCCAAAAATTATTTGAATATGTAGTAGAATTATCAAAAAAAATAGTAGACGGTCACCATATCGATATGTTGAAAGATGTTGTTATCTATTACGAAAAAGATGAATTAAATCCAGACAAATATGATATTAACCGATTGATTGAACCGCTTGAACCCACGAAATTAGAACGGTCGTCTGCCAAAACATATATGCATGTTTCGCCATATCAGGCATATTTAGTAAGGAACGAAGATAAAATTAAAAATGATATTCATCCCATTTATGACGAGAATGACGAAATTAAGGAATATATGATTCCGGTAATTTAATCTAATGAATTCAAAAAATAGAAAAAATATATTTTTTAACTATAGATAATATGTTGTCATCATTTAATACGATTGGTTCTGGACTGAATTTGACTAATATTAACGCTATTACTACTACTACCATAACATCATTAACTAATTATACCGGCAATTCTACATCTACCACTGACGGGAATTATACGGTTTTAACTTTGACCACTGATGGAGACATTAGTTTTACATCTACATCCTCTACATTTACATTGAATTATGTAATGATTGGTGGTGGCGGTGGCGGTGGAAGTGGATATCGAGGCGGTAGCACCACCACATGTGGTGGCGGTGGTGGTGGCGGTGGTCAAATTGTAACCGGAACTTTAACATTTAACAATAATGAATCTTATAAAATTATTATTGGAAGTGGTGGCAGTGGAGGTGCCAATGTTTCTAATGGCTCAAATAATGGGTCAGACGGTGGTACAACATATATTACGGGAACATCATTTAGTACTATAGTTGCAAATGGTGGCAGTGGTGGTTCTAAAGGTATTTTAGCCTCGAGTTCATCTATTGCTGTTAGTGTATCTGGTGGAGCAGCAAACACGTATAGTGGTTCATCCTATGGAAGGGGAGGGTATGGAGTAGGCGGGGGTTTTTATTTGAATTTATCGCGTGCAGGTGGAAGTGGTTATACCGTATCATATGCGAACACATTGTCTATAACATTAGGTGGTGGTGGTGGTGGTGGCACATATAATAACTTGTATAGTACCTATTCTACATACGTTAATATGACAAGTTATACTGGTGGTAGTGGTGGCGGTGGTAATGGGTCTTCGGGAAGTAATTACAGTAATGTAACGACTGGCACAGCGAATACCGGTGGCGGTGGTGGTGGTGGTTCAGGCAATGGAAATTCGGGGACCAGCACATATACTTCAGGTGCAGATGGAGGGTCTGGTCTTGTTATTCTATGGTGGTAAAAAATAATTGTTCTCATATGTGAGCACTTATTTTTAATTAATAAACGTTACATGTTTTTTTTGATTTAACTGTAAATCAGCTTTTTCTGTTTGCAAATTATTAATAGTAATTTTTTGAGTTTCAGATAAACGTTTGTATTTCTGTAATTCATTAAACGTTTGGCTAAATTTAGTATTTAATTCAATATTTTGTTTTTCTAATTCGGCAATACGTTGTTCAGCCATTTCAATATCCGCTTGTTTATTTTGCTGGGACGAGGGTTGGACAAATGGGCTTTCTTGGGTAAACGGAATTTGCTGGGTAGTTGGTGGTTGAACAAAATGACTTTGTTGAGACATTGGTTGAACAAAAGGACTTTGGGGAGGTTGATTTTGGGTAAACGGACTTTGGGGAGGTTGATTTTGGGTAAACGGACTTTTTGGTGGTATTGGTTGGGTAAACGGACTTTGCTGGGGCATTGGCTGGGTAAATGGACTTTGTGGAGGCATTGGTTGGGTAAACGGAGTTTGTGGCGGCATTGGTTGGGTAAATGGACTTTTTGGTGGTATTGGATATGTAAATGGACTTTGTGGGGGCATTGGTTGGGTAAACGGACTCTGTGGCGGCATTGGCTGGGTAAACGGACTCTGTGGTGGCCATGTTGCCGGTTTATTCATTTCTAGTCGTTGTATGTGTTCACCCATTTCCTGCAATTGTCTCTGTTGTTGTTCTATAATACCAATCACTTCTTGCGATGATAATGCAACTGGTTCTTTACCTGGTTGTTGTAACATAATAGGTGCATTACGATTTTGTTCTTCCATCATTTTTGACCGTTGAGCATCAATTTCCTTAATTTGTTTCAAGACATCCGGTTTCATTTTTGGAAGTCCCGGCTCATATTTTGATAACAAAGAATCAATATCCTTTAGGAAAAAGTTCTTTATTTTTTCCTCCTTCGCATTTTTAATAAACATATCAACCGTTTTATTGGATGGTTTAAATACGTCCGGATGAGGATTTTTCAAGAGTTCGCGTTTGTCGAAAGAATTGTGTTCATGAGAAAATACCAAAATGGTTTTTAACGAATCCAATTGAACAAATGGAACCGTATAATTTTTCAAGAAGGCCTTTTCTTCCGCCAATGACGCATGATTTTCATATTGAGTTTCCTTCAATAATTCAACGCGGAATGCAAAGGTAGCGGCAGTTGCATGGTTTGGACCATACGGACCACATTGATACATCTGTTGAATATGTTTGAAATAAATATACATCTCACTCGAACCTGCACATAATGCATGCGGATTATCTAATAAACGTTCTACCGCATGGGATACTCTCTCAGGTGGGTAATAATCATCATCGTCCATATAGACAATAATAGAGCCCTTTGACTGTTTGTGCATGTAATTACGTTTTTCGCCCAAAGTCATCTTCTTTTCTACCCGGAAATATTTGATTTGTGGAATATTTGCGGCAGATATTAAATCATTGATACAATCCGTGCCATCATCTACGATAATCCATTCTAATCGGTCTTTTGGATACGTTTGGTTTTTGAAACACTCAAACATGATAGGAATGAACGGGCGACGATTAAAAGTTGGTGTGCATACACTTACAAATGGGCGGTATTTTTTGTTTTTTGACATATTTGTATATTTAAACGACTCATTTTTTATATTCTTTATTTTATAATTCTATTTGTCTTTTTTCGATGGATCGGTTAATTTATAACTTTCTGGATTATCTCTTTCGTATATGAAACGGTCAAACAATTCCTTTAGAACATTTTTCAGTTTCATGTAATAAGTAACCATTGAAATTATTATTATTATCAAAGAGTTTATTACAGAAAATATCATTTTACATTTCAGGGATTTCATGTACATGCTGTACACGAATATACCTACGACAAGTACCATTATAAATATAAATTCATACAAACACTTATATATGATTTCGACCAATATACGGAACAATTTTTCAAACCATGTCATTGAACCGGGAGGGCAATGTTGCACATTTAGATTCTTTAACGCGGTATACAAATATTCGTTAATTTTTTGAATAGTGCCCTTGTATCCATAATTTGAATATAATAACAAAGAAAAGAATGAATGAAATAGAATAAATATGGTCAAAAATAGTCCGGCCAATTTAATGGATGAAAATGTAAATACCATTTTTATTATCCAAGCCACTATAGTTATAGGTAAAATGGATATTGAAATTGCAAATTCGGCCATTCCAAATATAGATGTGGGGAAAAACCCCATAATAATATAAAAAACGATTATTGGATATACAATACTTGAAAATGGGACCGTTTTCGATGCAAAATTAATACAGGCAAATACCGCGTTTTTTATCTCACTCGAATAATGCATGACAATATACGTAATGGTTGATAATGTAATAAAAAAGAGTATTAATGGATTCAAATATGTCTTCACCGTATCATTGTCTTCCGCTAGAGAATTTATAGTATTTGGAATCAAATTCAATATGTAATAGTTAAATACTTCCGCGGGCTTTCTTAAATAATAAAATAAAAAGTTTAGAATGGAATCAAACTGGGAGGTATCTATATTTATATCTCTAGATACGCGTTCATTTGTCTCATCTTTGTAAAACGTTATGTAAAACCAATTATATGTAATTAATAACGCAATGGGTACAGCAAATAAATAATATATTTGGTTTTTGATAAGTGTTATGTCAGCGGTTCTATTTTTTGAAGCGGCGGATGATTTTTTTTTCCCTTCAACTTTATCATATACTGCACCCACACCGGTAGTCAAATATTTATCAAAATTATTAAATAATAATTTATCTATATACGAAACCCCCTTATTTATTTTGTCAACGATTCCGGCAATTGCAGTATTACGTTTACATTTTGCGCCTTCTTTAAATGGTTCCTTTTTATTTTTTTCTACGGATGGTTCACTTAAATTATTCGCTTCTTCCGGAATATCACCATTTAATATATCAGTGATTTCATTCATGGTTTTTTCGATTTCCTCAAATCCATCATCGTGTTTTTCGTATATATTATCTAGTTTTGGTATATTTTTATAATTTGGATTCGATTTTTTTCGTTCTTTGTTTCTAGATATTTTCTTTATTTTTTGAATAATAATATCAGGTTCTTCTTGGAATCCCTCAATAATTGGAAAGTTTGATTCATCTTGACTAAATCTTTTTATTTCTGGTTCTACATATTTTATTCCCGGTTCCACATATTTTATTTCCGGTCCTACATATTTTATTTCTGGTCCTAGATATTTTATTTCCGGTCCTACATTCTTTTTTTTCCATTTTGTATCATTCATATTCTAATATATACTATTATATTATTACGTATATAATAGTATCTCGTAAAAAACCGAATTATCTGGCGTATAACATACCACAATTTCCACTTACAAAAGATAAGACATTATATCGTTCTTCGTAAAGCGTCAAATTGAAATTGTATTCATACAATCGCCAATTTTGTTTAGAAATTCCAATGGCTTGACCATCTTGGTCACATATCACACCAAATGTGGAATTCACCGTATCTATATCTGGAACATATGTCATTATTTCCAGTTCCACTGTTTTAAATTTACTTAAATTGATAGCACCCGATGGTTGATATTCAAAAGGACTCGTATTTAGACAAAAATTATAACAATATAATCCGTCTTTTGCTGAACCCTGAGTTCGAGTATATTTTTCAATGTAATCGTATACTCCGCGCGTTAAGATATTCTCTCGATAATCGCCATTTAAAAGTATACCCATTGTCTCTAAAATTTCTTTTCTATTCCCGGAATAAAAATCACCCGTATAAAAAAATCCAGTATTTGTTCCATCTGGATTATATTGCGGACCATATTGAATATCGGTGTCAACTGAAGCATCCGGTGCTTCTATAATATCGGATGGTATGGAACGATATGGCCAATTGGTATAATTACTCCACTCATTTCGTAAATTCACATCATTTCTCTGCAAAAACCACATCCAATTGGCAACCATACCATTCGACGTCAATTTCAATTTCTTACTACCCGTTATATTTTCGAATTTATATTCAAATACATCTTTGACTAAATATACTTGGTCTTCCGCGGCAAATAATTGGCGTTCTTCCTTCGATAAAAAACAATAGGTGCATAATAAATGCACGTCTGCATTCCAAGTATTTATTTTATTTTCATAATTTGCTGGGGAAATATTTACTGCAGGAGGGCTT